TCGTTTACGTAGTTCTGTGCTTCCTGTTGAGTACCATCAAAGGTACAGAAACCGTCATCGCTCAGAACCATGTAGTCGGTCACGGGAAACCCGTGCTCGTCTCTCAACATTTCAATGTAAGACATGTGAATGATACTCCCAAAGATCTGTGTGATTGGAGTTCCTGAGTAGAGCGATCCACGCATCTTAGCTTTGTAATGCGGAGCAATACGTAGCCAGGTAGGTGTGGTCAAATCTTCCATAAGGAAATCCATAATCTCACGGTTCTCTGGTTGGGACTTCAAGAAATCAGACTGCTGGAAGCCTTTATACACGGCAGCTGTCAGCTCAGGACCCACATAGGAGTCAAAACGCTTAAAGTCTTCGTGTACGGTAGCTTCGACGTTGGACATAGAATTACCAGCCCTTTCAAGCATGGAGTCGAGTGACATCCAGGCAATATTTGAGTTGGCAGGATCTTTACCAATGCCACGGGTCAAATCGTAGTTGAGTTTGGCCCCGATCATCTTCTCGAACATCGCAACAGCGTGTACAGGACGGTTTGGTGTGCGGCCGAACATCGTGAAGATGCCTTTCGTACGCCAATCCCGGTCTGTCGCCTTGTTGAACCGACCTGTAACTACAGCTCTTGCATGGTCCATAAGTTCAGGTATACGTTGTGAAGTCCATTGATCCTTGTCAAGAGATTCATACAACCAGTCACCTGAGTTTGTACCAGAAACAAGCTGGGATTTCCAGGTCATGAAGTCCGCAAGTGGCGTTGCTTGTATGAGTTTCATCTCATTCTCAAGATTGTTACACACCTTACGGACTGCTTCAACATATGAGTCTTCGATCCCATCTGACCAGGTGGACTCGTTACCGTAACGATAAGGAGCCAGTCGCTCGTAGAAATCCGGTTGGATCATGTTGCCACGAGGAACATCTAGTTCAGGGATTGATTCCTGCATAGTCGCGGAAATGATAGGAGGCGCCCACTTCACTGCATCACGTGCGATCGCGTTGATCTGCATACGCTTCTGTGAGTCACGCTTCAGAATATTACCCAAGATGGTGTTGTACTCCTCATCTGCACCGTAATGCAAACGGATCTGTGCTTTGTAAAGCTGACCCATCTGCTTAGGAGGTACTTCATCGTCGTACTCGATCTCCCAACCGTCTGCCAGCATAGATGCCGTTAGGGGGGAGTTCTTCATCTTGCGATCGAATGTTTCGATCTCTGCTTTAAGTTGCTTCTTGCGAGCTTCGTCACCAGATTGCTTAGTAGACAATCCTTCTCACCCGTAGTCTACCAGTCAGGGTCGCGCGAACCTAACCGGTCTCGGAAGTAACCTCTACCTCCGATACGGAATCACGAGATGTGATTACTCTTTGCTCGAGAGCGGGGAATGACCGAGGGCCTTGGTTGCTTCATCAAGGCTCCCGGGGATGTGTTCGGGGTGATCATTAGACACCCGCGCCATCGCATCTTCGACAGACTCGCCTTCTTGGGGTCTCACCAAGATAACGAGTGGTTGATTGTCTTCATTTCCGATCAGGAACCCGGCAACCGGATCACCTACATCGTCTTCGAATGGATATGACATATCCATTTCTTCGTTGGATGGCTCAGAATCATCGTCTGTCAATTCTTCCTCATTTGGAAGAGAAGAGTCGTCGGACTCGTCGTTCTGTTCCTCAGCTTTGAGTGGTGTAGTGTCTTCTTTGACATCTTCACCACTAGCCGACTGAGAGACAGAATCAACATGCCCGTCGATCTCCTCGAAAGTTAGAGTTTCCGGTGATTCACCGGATACACGGAAGAAAGCGAGAGGAGGCTCGATGCCTGGTATAACCAGAGCAATCTTCTTCTCCGCGCCTTCGCCCGGTTTAAAGTGAATTGGCACAGCCGCAAAGCCGTGATCCTTCACAAAAGATTCGCCACTTTCGTCGACGCCTTTGTTTGCAATTTCATCTTTCATTTAAGTCACCCTCTAATGGTGTCTTGAAACAAGATTGGAAAACACACGTATCGGTGGTGTTAAACTAGTATGGTCATCAAGAAAACCGACCTTAAACGGGATTTCTTG